TCGGTGTGCTGCCCGATTCGACGGCTGCGGAGTCGATTATGGCGGACGGGATCCGCGCCGGGGGGGCGCTTTTTTACCAGTCGATTGTCGCCAAATCCTCAACGGTTACACCGAGCGCATGCGCCAAACGGAGAATCGTTTCGACCGTCGCGCCGTTGACGCTGCTCGCGCCGCGTTCAAGCTTTTGCAGCGTGCTCAGCTTTACACCCGATTTCATCGCCAGTTCTTCCTGCTTCAAGCCCGCCTTGAGACGTGCTTCCTTGATGGTGGTCATTGCTTTTCACCTTCCTTCCGCTTGATGTACTGGCAGAGCTTGACCGCCAGCGCCGTCAGCACAACGACCTGTGCCGCCTGCAAAATAATCCCAGAGATTTCAAGAGCCATTTTCAACGTTTCCATTGCGTTTTACCTCCGAGCCTGATACAATAAAGGCAAGGGGAAGGGCTTTCGCCCTTCTCCCCGGTGCTTACTTGATTTTCTCAAGTATCGTGGCGACTAGCTGAATACAAGCGTTCACGATTTGAAGCACCGCCGCCAGCACAGCAAGCTTTGCGATTGCCAGATCGCTTTGCTTGCCCTGCTGGTTTTTCTTTTTCCGGCTCATTGGCTTTTCCTCCTTTCTGATTTCTGACTATATTATATCATTTATTTGCTAGTATGTCAATACTTTTTCCTTTTAATTTAAAGAAAAATGCGCATTTGATACATTTTCGTATCGCCTGCGCATTTTTGTTATTCTTCTTTTTTCTCTCCCTGTGCCACATCCAGCAGCTTCCCCAGCAGCGGCACATTCAGACCGAAGATTTCCAGATTCTCAATCAAACTCACCAGCTCCGTGGCGATCATGTAGGTCATCGCCGCGCCGCAGACACTCGTCACGCCCAGTCCGTTGCCCACGCTCACGCAAACGCCGACCACCAGCCACTCAAGCCCTTTCTTCATCACGCCCATCAGCAGCGCGTCAGAAGAGACCTTCCCGCTCTCCGTCTTGCGGGATTTCCCCGTCACCGCGCACAGCAGCCCGGTCAGGATGTCCGCGCCCTGCACGATGAGCAGCGCCTGCGCCAGCGGCGGCAAGCCCGTCCACCACGCCAGCGCCGCGCCGATCAGCGCGCCGATCCAGTTCACCGCGTTCGGCTTCACGCCCTTCATCACCTGCATCGTCTTTCCTTCCATATTCCTTTTTCCTCTCATTGTTGTTCATTTGGAAGTTCCTGTTTTTTTACTTCCACGCCGAGCCTTTCCGCCGCCCTCTTTGCAATTTCTTCGGACAGCTCCACGCCGACCGAATCAAATCCTTCCAGTTCTGCTGCCGCCAGCGTCGAACCGCTCCCCGCGAATGGGTCCAGAATCCGACCTCCCGGCAGACAGATTTTGCATATCTGCCGCATGATTTCCTCCGGCTTCTGCGTTTGGTGGATGCGCTGCATCCCCTGCACGTTCGCCGCCTTAAACACACCCGGCAGCACCGACACAGGGCGATCAATCGGCAATTTTCCATTGCTCGCCCAGACCGCAAACTCCGCCTGCTGACGGAACCGTCCCTTCTGTGGACGGCTGGTCAGTTTGTCCCAGACCAGCGTGCCGCGCCACTGCCAGCCTGCCCACTGCACCGCATCCGTGAGTAGCGGCATCTGCCGCCAATCGCAAAATGCCACCAGCACCGCACCGTCGTGACACCGAACGCGCGCCAACGCAAAAACGTCCGCCATCATGTGCAGCCAGCTCCGCGCATCCATCTGATCGCCCATGAAGTCCGGGAACGGGCAGGCTTTCTTGGTCGCCGTGTACTTCTGAGACGTGCTGGCGCTCCGTTCGGATAGCGTCGCGCCGCCGCTGGCATACGGCGGGTCTGTAATCACTGCGTCAAAACGCTCTCCATTATAATTGGAAAGAAACGTCCGGCAATCGCCGTTGTAAAGCTCAATCATGGAAGTGCTCCTTCTGAAAATTTTTTTCGACACGTTTTACAGTTTCGCGCATCTTCGCGCAAGGGGCTTCCTTGCGCCCAAATTCGCCCCGCTGTATAATCATTTCATGCGTAGTCGGGCAGGCAGAACCGACGCTGCACTTCCAATCTTCGCCGATTCTGCCCCGGATGCGTCTTCTGGCCGGAAAACGCATCCTTGCCCGGCTGTGCGCCCATGCATGAAAGCGTGGGTTTTTTAATCCTCCCCAGCCTTGCAGCAATATTCCCCGCTGACCCAGCCGGTATATCCCTTATACGTCGTCTTGATCCAGCCTGCTCTCGTTTCGAGCGCGACGATTACGGCTCCATCCGGGAGCATCTGCATATATTCGCCGCGGACATCCGGCCTTTTTCGCATCCGCAAACCCGTCTGGGCGCAGATGACGTACGCCGTGCCCGTCGGTGCCGCGTCAGCATTTTCTGCCACCTCAATCATCCGGTGCTTTCCAAGCCCGTTCCATCCTGCCTTCGCCGTCAGTGCGGTTTCGACCACGCCGCCCCGGCTCTTGCTTGAGTGGATGACCGTGCCCCGCTCCGTCACCAGCCCGGTGTGGCTCACGTCGCCCGTGCCAACGCCCATGAACGCCAGCATCCCCGGCTTCGCGCCGGAAATACCCGCCTGCTTCCATGTCAAATCGCGGTATCTGCCGCTCTTGCTGTCGCTGTCCCACAGGGCGTTTGTTCCCGCCGTCGTGTAGCGCTTGTCGCCGCCCGCGCAGGTGCGGATGACCTTCTTGATGAGGTTGATGCAGTCCAGCGTTTCGTAGCTTGTCCCGATCAGCCCCCGCGCCGCGCGGATGGCTTCTTCTGCCCGAATCATTATGACCGCCTCTCTTAGTTGACATTAGCGCCCTTACGCCGCGTTCAGCGCTTCGCGGATGGCTTCCAGGTCGTCTGTGGTCAGCGCGGGATAATCCGCCGCGATATCGGCAAAATCCTCGCCGTTGGCAATGCGGATTCTAAACGCACGGGTCATAATGCGCAGCTTCAAAGCGTTCAAAGTTTTCATCTTTTTATCCTCCAATCAAATCAGCCATCATCAAAATCAGATCGTCGTTTGCGGATTCCAGCGCGTCCGTGCGCTGCTCCACGTTGTTCACGCGCTCCTCAGTCGTCAGCGGCGGCGCGGGCAATGCGTCAAAGTCCGCATCCATCTCGGCCTGTGTCCGCTGCGCAACCAGCCCGTCCACGAGCTTGTAGCGGTACACGCCGCGCTCGTCCGTGAGCGACTCGAGCAGATAGTTGTTCTGCGCGTGCCGGTATCGGTCGCCCTCGCCCTCGTCAATCTGTGTCCAGCCGTCGCCGCTCACAAACGCGTCGCTGTTGATCGCCGTCACGCGCCCCGCGTCGTCGGTCTGCACCAGCACTTTGCAGCTCTCCGTGTCCATGTCATCCCTCCTTTACAGGTCGGCAGAAATGTCAATATCTCCTTGCGGCGATATCGTACCCGTCAAAATACCTGTTTCAGTGATTGCACATTTAATAATTGCTCTGTTGACGTTTGCGCTGTGCGCTGTTGCAGTTGCGGTTGTCATTCCTTGCTTATTGCCAAGAGTGTAATAAAATTTCCCTGATGGTACAAGTGACGGCTTAATGCGCATTGTTTGCAATGGAATCATGCAATAAGATACACCGTTTGCACAATAACCCGCGAACGTTTCGTTCGTCGCCGTTATCCTCCGATAATATCGCAAGCATTCGGCCAGTTCCGCCGCGTATCCCTTCGGCACATACGGCGGCAGGGTCTCCGCCGTGTATTCGCCCTCGTAGAGTGCCGCCCAGCGGACGACCGCCGCCGTGCCGGTGCTTTCTGTGTCCGGCGAAATGTACACGTTCACCACTTCGTCCCCGGTCAGGCCATCCGGCTTTGTCAGCTTCAGCACCAGCGTGCGCTCCGCCGCGTCGCCCTGAAAATACGCCGTGCCAAAATTCGTCGTGCCGCTGCCGATGTAGACAAACAATCGGCACGCCACTGGGAAAACGCCGCGTACCGCAAACGTCATCACGTCGGCAAACCGTTTCGCCTCGATCCGCTGCTGAATGCCCGCTGTCCAGCTCGTTTTGTCCGACACGATTTTCAGCCCGTCCGCCGCCTGTGAAACCATCGCGCCGCTCGTCCGCATCCAGCGATCCACAGCATACCCGGTCGCGCCGTGCGCCCCGTTCACGCCCGCCTGCGCAACCGGGTGGACAAAATCGCTGTTGTCCAGCAGGTTGTATACGCACGCGCCCGTGTCGCCCTGTGGCCCGGTTGCGCCCTGTGGCCCCTGCTCACCCTTCGGCCCTTGCACTCCCTGTGCCTGTACGCCCGTATCCAGTTCGCCGACAAACCAGTTGCCGTTTTCGCCGATGTATGGCGTTTCACCCTGTGCCCCCTGCGGGCCTGTCGCTCCGGTTTCGCCCGTCTTACCCTGTGGCCCTTGCGGCCCGGTTGCCCCGGTTTTGCCCGTCTCGCCCTGCGGGCCTTGGGGGCCTGTTGCCCCAGTTTTGCCTTGCGGGCCGATAAAATCGCCGTTGTCGAGCTTTTTCTGAACAGTCTTGGCGACCTTGTCTGCACTGTCAGCCGCTGTGTTGGCCCGCTTCGTCGCCTCGTCGGCGTTCTGAACGGCGGTTTTCATCAATCCATACTGCGCGATGATTTCATCAATAGACGGAATGACGTGGCCGGGATCGACAAGCGAATCCGTCCGGGTGCGCGTCACGTCGCCCCTGCCGCAGAAAATCGTGATGAGCTGTCCGTCCTTGCTGAGCGCCACGGAAAGCGTAAACCCGCCGCTTTGCCCGTAACAGGCCGCCTCCAGCGTCACCTCTGCCGCGTTGCCAACCACTTTACCCGTGATCGTCACGGTCGTCTGATCCTGCCGGATCATGTTTGCTGTGACCGCCCATCCCGCCAGCGCGACCGCCTGCCCGTCCGCCTTCACCTGAATGCGCAGCGTGTGCGCCAGCTTGTCGCCCTGCGCAAACAGGCTCGGCATGGCCGTGACCGCAATGCCCGCGAGGATATCCGCCGTATATTCAAGCGTGATCGGCTGCATCCGCGTCCTCCTTCCGCAAGCGCAGCGTCAGCGAGGTATCCAGCATCATGTGGGTCAGCCTGGTATAGCCCGCGTACACTGTGCCCATTCTGTCCTGCTCGTCGGCGTAGACGGTCAGGCGTTCGCAGCCGTCAAACGCCCGCGCGGCCTCCGGCAGACGGCCGTCAAACGGCAGGTCGATCCAGATTTCGCCCGGCACCATCGCCATCGTCGCAGAGATCCAGTTGATCGGCCACTTCTTTTTCGTCTTCGCCTGCAACAGCAGCATCGTTTGTCTCTCCCTTCATCGCCTGATCCCGAAGTTCTTCCAGATAATCCAGGCACAGGGCCATCCGCTTCACATTAGCGTGCCCCCTGACCTCGATTTCGCCCAGCGTGTTATAAACCGCCTGCAAATGCGTCGCCATGTCCATATCCATGTGTCATCCTCCCAATGCCGTCACCTCGCGGGTGGTGAACGTCGCCAGCTTCAGGTTGGCGCGCCGCCTGCCCGCATAAAACAGGGGCGCGGTCAGCAGATTGCCCTGCCTGCGCACGATCACCTCTTCGCCGCCGACATACAGCGCATCGGGGTATTGATTCCCGCGCTTATAGATCGTGCCGGCCGAACCCCCGACGTAATACTTGGTATACGGCAACGCCTTGTAGGTCGATCCGCTCTTGGTATACAGCGTCGAATTGATGATGCTGTACCCCGTCAGCGCCTCCACGCTGCCGCCCGCATAATATAAATCCGAATAGACTTCGCTGCCGCGCAGCCGATAAGTTTCGCTTGTCCCCGGTTCATAGAGCGGCGCGGTATATTCCTCGCCTTGCAGCACAGGGCCGTCGCCGTCCGTTTCGATTTCCAGCGCATGTTTTTTCCCCGGCTTTCGCCGAGGCTCGACCATCTCATCACCTCTTGCGAGGGCCTGCCGCTTCGGTTTCCCTATCGCCCCGCCGGGCTGGTCTGTGAGCGTTCCCCTGTTCGGGGCTTCGTTGCTGATTGTCCAATCCATTCGATTTTCACCCGTCGCGTTTGGGCTTCTTTCATCCCTGCGCTGTGGCCGAATGGCTGTCAGGATGTTCCAGCAGTTCAGCAGGATATTTTTGCGCAGGGTCGCCCCTACGCCGCGCCGCTGAAAACCACGGTTTCGCCTGCCTCCGGCGTCCGGGCTGCCCCGTCGCCGATGGAAGCCGCGAACACGGTCACATCGGCCGCTGGGGCCGATTCTCCCGACGCTTGCGTAAAATCCGTGACGGCGGTATAGGTTTTCCACGTGCCGTCCTTGTCGCCGATATGCAGATAGTTGTTGGTGACGATCAGCTTTTCGGTGTAAAGCGATTTCGCCTTCACGCCGCCGGTCGTCAGGCCGTTGACCTTGGTGATCAGCGCGTCGAGGTCAATCTGTTTGGCGCGCAGCGCAATTTCGCTTTTTGCGCCGTCCAGCGTAATCTCCGCCGAGGAAATCCGGTTGCCCTGATCATCCGTCACCTGTGCGATCTGGCGAATCTGCGCGTTCGCGCCATCCAGCGTAACCTCCGCCGAGGAAATCCGCTGGGCAAGCCCTTCCGTCACGGTGAGATCGGCTTTCAGACGAATCTGCGCCAGCGCGCCGTCAAGATCGATTTCCGTTTTGGACACGCGGCGCGTCGTCTCCGCAAGGCCGTCCTGCGTCTTTTGGAGGTCACTCTGACTGGCCTTGAGTTCCAGCGTCGCCTTGGCCGCGTTCAGGTCGATGGAAACCGCGTTCAGCTTTTTTCCCTGCTGCTCGACCTCTTCCTTGGTCGCGCGAAGCTTGATATCCTCGGCCTGCGCGAGAATCGTCTTCGCGTTCATCTGGATGGCCTCGGCGTTGAGCTGGATCAACGCGGCATTCTGGATGATCTTGTTGCTCGCGCCCGCACTTCGACCTCGTGAAGCGCTCTCCGACCGGGCGAGGGTTGCAACGGTCTTTGAAAGCGTCCGCGGCTGAAAATCTTCTTCGCCGATGGTGATCTTGGTCAGGTGCGGGCGCACATAGTCGCGCTTGATTTCCAACACGGTCGCCATGACACGCTCGCCGCTTCGGGCGACGACAGCCACGCGGTCATACAATCGAACAGCCTTGTAGCTCATCCCCGGCTGCATCTCCACATCGGAAACCGTCGCCGTGCCGGAAACGTACGCAGTCTGCCGCGCCCTGAGCTTTTTCCAAGTCTTTTCAAGCAGCTTGGCCGCGTCCGTCTCGTTCTCGTCGAGCACCATCATTTCGCGCACCAGCGCGCCGGGCGGCGCGTCCGGGTTGTCGATGTACGCCTGTCCCGCAGGTTTGTCCGCCGGATCGCCGTTTGCCCGGCTCCACGCCGCATCCGCAATCGTCAGCCGTGTGGGCACATCCTGCGTGCCCGTCGCCGCGCCCACGCCGTAAGCGCGGGTAATCGGCCGTTTGCTGTGCGTGATGGCGATATCCGTCGCATCAAGCCGCGCTTCAAAAATTCGCCCGCGAAACGTGCCCGTCCGTTCGGCGATCACGATCCGCTTGCCCGTCACCGCGCCGCCGCTGACGGTATAGCCCGGCAGAACGCGCACCTCGTGGGTGCTCTCCAACTCGCTGAGCGCCGCCCATGCAGAGGTGTAGCCCGTCGCGTCCTTCTCGCTGCGCCCGCCGCCGCCCTCGACGTGAGGCACGGCGCCCAGCGGTTCGCAATCCGGACGGTTCCCGGAGCGGGGGCGTCCGACGACATC